AAATGTGTTCCTGCAGCAAAAGCAGCCGGAATGAGTAAAAAAGAAAAAGAATCTGCAACTCGTAGAAAAAGAGCTGCACAAAATGATGCAGGAAGAGGTGGTAGTGATAGTAAAGGACAAGGTAAAACACCAATATATGTTTCAACAAAACCAAAAAATGAAACTATGAATATAGAAGAAAGATTAAATTTATTTTTAGAAAAGAATTGCCCGACAGACCCAGGTAAATGGTCTGCAAGTAAATCAGCAGCCAAATCTAAATTCGATGTTTATCCATCGGCATATGCAAACGGATGGGCAGCAAAAAATTATAAATCAAAAGGTGGTGGTTGGAGAACTTGTAAAGAAAGTATTGGAGAAGCAAATGCATTAGATGAGTGTTGGGATGGTTATAAAGAAGTGGGTGGTAAAATGAAAAATGGTAAAATGGTTCCAAATTGTGTACCTGTAAAAGAAAATACAAAAGATATGAAATTAGTAAGTTTAATTCCTGTAAATCTGCAAAAAGAAGTAGCGGATGATGCAGCAATCAATCAACCTGGTGGATTTTATGGTGATGATAATGATAATAAAAACATCGATGAAATAAATGAATATGATGTAGAAAACGAAACGGATATGAAAGAATTCGTTAAGTTTATGAGAGAATATAATCAACAACTATCGGAAGCAACTTGTGATTGTTTATTAGAAGGTGAATATCAAGGTAGAGATGTTCCATTAGGTAAACCAATGGCAGGTGATGTTAAGAAATTTAAAGTATATGTAAAAAATCCAGCGGGTAGAGTTGTTAAGGTAAATTTTGGTGACCCTAATATGAGAATTAAAAAGTCAAATCCTAAAAGAAGAAAATCTTTTAGAGCAAGACACAATTGCGCAAACCCAGGACCAAGAACAAAAGCAAGATACTGGAGTTGTAGAAAATGGTAAAATTTGGTAATACCAAAAATTTTCCATATATTTAAAAAAATATTATAATTAAGATGGCAGATAAAACTATATTCGGCAGGTTACAGAAATTATTTTCAACAAATACAATAGTTCGTAAAACGACTAAAGGTGTTAAAGTTGTTGATACCGATGAGTATCAATCAATGACTACAAACCTTGTAGACCGTTATATGAAATTAAGAATGGCCTCTTATGGTGGTGGATTGGTAGAATCATCGCTTGCATATCAACAAGTAAGAATTGACTTATTTAGAGATTATGATTCGATGGATATGGACCCAATCATTGCATCCGCATTAGATATATTTGCAGATGAATGTACACCAAAAAATGAACAAGGAAATATTTTAAAAATTCATCATCCGGATGATAAAATAAAACAAATATTAGAAAATTTGTTCTACGATATAATGAATGTAGAATTTACTTTATGGCCATGGACTAGAAATTTAGTTAAATATGGTGATTTGTTTTTACAATTAGAAATAGCAGAAGGATTGGGTATTGTAAATGTATTACCCCTATCTTCATACGAAACTACAAGAGTTGAAGGTTTTGACCCAAGTAATCCACAAAGAGTTAAATTCGTATATGCACCATACCAAAATCCATTAGGAGGTATGTCACAAACTCCAAAGAAAGAATTGGAGAATTATGAAGTAGCACACTTTAGATTGAATTCAGATTCAAACTTTTTACCTTACGGAAAATCTATGATTGAAGGTGGTAGAAGAGTTTGGAAACAAATTATGTTGATGGAGGATGCAATGTTAATCCATCGTATTATGAGAGCTCCTGAAAAAAGAATATTTAAAATTGATGTTGGTAATATTCCACCAACTGAGGTTGACCAATATATGCAAAAAATTATACAATCATCTAAGAAAGTTCCATTTGTGGATGAAAAAACAGGTGAGTATAATTTGAAATTCAATATGATGAATATGATTGAAGATTATTATATGCCAGTAAGAGGTAATGATAATGGAACTTCAATTGATACCTTAAAAGGATTGGAATATAATATGATTGAAGACCTTAACTATTTAAAAAATAAGTTAATGGCAGCATTGAAAATTCCAAAAGCTTTCTTAGGTTATTCCGAAGATACAAATGGTAAAGCAACACTTGCAGCGATGGATGTAAGATTTGCAAAAACGATTGAAAGAGTACAAAGAGTATTGATTTCAGAATTAACAAAAATTGCAATTATTCACTTATATGCACAAGGTATTGATGATGAATCTTTAACCAATTTTACTTTAGAATTAACTATTCCTTCAAAAATTTATGAACAAGAAAAAGTTGAGTTATACACATCAAAAGTAGCATTGATTACTCAAATGCAACAAACTAAGATGTTCTCTAAAAAATGGATGTATGAATCTATTATGGGATTTGCACAAGATGAGCAAGACCAAGAAACATTGGCGGTATTAGAAGATACTAAACAACAATTCCGTTTAACATCTATCGAAACCCAAGGTAATGACCCGGCAAAACCAACAGGACAAGAGGGAACTACAAATGTCGAAGAAGAAATTGATAGAATTAATAGTGAATTGGGAGAAGCAGGTGCAGTTGGTAGACCTAAAGACCCGGTTAGATATGGTAAAGATGACCATCCTGAAGGAAGAGACCCATTGGGAATTAAAACATTAAAAAGAAAAGAAGGTTCTCAACCATTTAAAGCAAGAAAGGATTCATATTTAGAGGTTTTTAAGGATATGCAGGGAAATAAGAAAACGATTTTGACAGAGAATTTAACAAAAGAGTAATAAACCGATAGAAAAATATATTTATATCTGAATAATTGTCAATTTGATGAAAAAAATAAAACATTCGAAATTTAAAAATACAGGATTCATCTTTGAATTATTGGTTAGACAAGTGACGGCAGAAATAATGTCAGCTGATAAATCAATAGCAGAAAAAATCTTAAAAGAATACTTTAATTCTAAAAAAGAATTATCTAAAGAATTAAAATTATATCAATATTTGATTCAAGAAAAATATAATTCTGAAGCAAAAGCTGAAAAGTTTATTGATACAATCTTAGAAGCAAGAAAAAGATTAGATGAAAAGAAAATTGTAAAAGAAAAATACAATTTAATTAAAACTATTAAAGAAAGTTATAATTTGGATGAATTTATTAAATCTCCAATTTCTAATTATAAAACATTAGCATCTATCTATAAAATATTTGAAACTATATCATCAACAGAACAATTTGACCCAACAGATATAGTTTCTTCTAGATTTACAATTGCAGAAAGTATAATTAACACATCTATTCAAAATAAAGACCAAAAGATTAAAGATGCTGTTATTGAAGAATACAAAAAACAAGATGAAAATCTAAGAGCATTATCATACAAATTTTTAGTAGAAAATTTTAATAAAAAATATAAAAATCTTAGTGAAGAACAAAAATCATTATTAAGACAATATATCAATAATATTAATAATACAGGAAAACTAAACGAATATGTTAGTAATGAAGTTTCTAATATTATTAGTTCTTTAAAAGAAGTTGGTTCTAATATTGTTGATAGAGTTACTAAAATTAAATTAGCAGAAACAATTTCAAATTTAAAAAAGATTAAATCTGTTAAAAAAATAAAAGAAGAACATTTATCAGCAATGATGATGACTTATGAATTATTAAACGAACTTAAAGATAAATCAAAATAAAATGGTAAATTATAGAGCATTTTCGGTAGCACAGGTATCTGGTTCAATTGGATTGGGTGCAAATTCGGAATACCCAAGAGCATGGGGTATTATGAAAGGTGAAAATAATTGTAGTGGAAGTATATTGTTGGAAGGTGGCGGAAGTATAAATTTAGCTTCATTGGATAACCATCAAATATTTCCTTGCTATCCAAAGGCATTAACTATTACAGCAGGCGCGGTATTAATTTTATCATAATTTAAAACGGAGAATAAAATGCCAGCAGTAAGTAAAGCACAACAAAAATTTATGGGTATGGTTCACGCCACTCAAAAAGGTGATATGAAATCACCATCTAAAGAAGTTGAAAAAGCAGCAGATAGTATGAGTAAGAAATCAGCAAAAGATTTCGCATCTACAAAACATAAAGGATTACCTGCTAAAAAGAAAGCAGATGAAGGTATGTGTGAAGAATGTGGTGATAAAAAAACTGCAAAAGCATATGCACCTACAAAACATGATGGTGAGCCAGATTATATAGCACAAATGAAAGAAATCATTCGTCAAATGGTTAGGGAAAGAATGATTGATGAAATGAATGTTACTGGAAATGTTGATGGGTATCAAACTCCATATGCATTCGGTAAAAAAGGAAATGAAAAAGCAAAAGGTAAAAAGCAAGCATCTTTAACAGGATATTCCGTAGTTAATGAAGCAGAAAGTACAAAAGTTTCAAATATCAAATTATCAAGCATTGCACCAAAAGTAAAAGTTGCAGGTAAAGTTGCTGATAAAAAAGTAGCAGATGTATCTGGAATGGAAGTTGCACCTGAATCTGAAAATAAAGAAAAAGAATCTAAAGTAAAACCAAACAAAGATATAGCACAATCAGCAGGAATGGAGATTGTAAAAGAAAACAGATGGTTGGAATTAAAAAGAGAAGTAGCATCTCCACAACAAAAAATCAATAAAGGTATTTCGAATATAAATAAGCAATTAGCAGAAGTTGAAAGATTTTTGAATTGGTATGGTAAAATTAAGAATGAAAGTGGTGTAACAAACGAACAATTCTGGAAAAGAACTAATAGTAATATTTATACTATAAAAGAGAGATTAATTAAATTAGAACAAAAAATCAGAAAAATTTCAGAATAATGAACATCAATCAATTAAAAGAACTTGTGAAAGAAGTAATGGCTGAAGAACAAGATTATCAAAAATTATTTAAGCATATGTTAGATAAGACTGGAAAGTCTATAAAAGATATGTCTGATGATGATAAAAAGAAATTTTTTAATGCAGTAGATAAAGCATATAAAGCAAAATCTGAAGGAAAATTGGCAGGTTTACCTGAGGAATTATTTGGTAATCAACATAAATTGGACTTAGATAAAGATGGTGATATTGGAGCCGATGATTTATCAGCATTGAGAAATAAGAAAAAATAATGAATAAAGATATATTAATAGAAACCCATTTATTTGAGGCAAAACTTCAAAAAGAAGAAAACGGAACTTACTTAGTTAAGGGTATTCTTCAAAGAGCAGGTGCACCAAATCAAAATCATAGAAGATATCCAAAAGAAATCTTAATGAGAGAGGTTGAAAAATATCAACAACTTATCAAAGAAAGAAGAGCATTGGGTGAATTAGACCATCCAGAATCTCCGATTATTAACTTAAAGAACGTATCACACAACATCAGAGAAATTTGGTGGGAAGGTGATGATGTGATGGGAACGGTAGAAATACTTTCAACACCATCTGGTAATATTTTAAAAGAATTATTAAAGAACAATATTCGTTTAGGTATTTCATCTAGAGGATTGGGTTCAGTAAAAGACATGAATGATGGAACTGTTATGGTTCAATCTGATTTTGAATTGGTAGGATGGGATTTCGTTTCTAATCCATCTACATATGGTGCATTCATGTCACCAACTACAATGAATGAAAGTGTAGAATTTAAGAAACAAATTGAAGAGTGTGGTAAGTGGTGTAAGGCACAAGATTTAATGAGAGAAATTTTAATAGAATTAAACTAATATGATAAAGTTAAAAGATATATTAAAAGAAGCTGAACAAGCTACTGGAAATAAATTACCAAATGTATTAAAAAAACATTTTTTGGAAATCATTTCAACTTATGGACAGCATAGAGAAGGAATGAGTAGAAAATCTGATATCAGACAAGTTGCAGAAACTTTAGGTGCGATTGCAGATGCAGCATCCGAATATACTTTAAGAGAAGCTGGTGATTGGTTTGACCAAGTTACTATCAAAAGAAATATGAAAGAGTTAAGTAATTTGCAAAAAGCCTTCGAAAAAGAAGCAGTTGAAGCAAAAGCACAAGAACAAAGATTGGAAGCTCTTTATGAAGATATGGGACACGTTTTACAGAGATATTTTGAAATTGCAGATATATCTGAACAACAAATGGCACATAGATTAGGATTGCAAGAGAATAAAAAATCCAAAAAGAAATAATGGAACAATTAGCATCATTATTTTTTCATAGCAGAACACAGGCACACATATTCCATTTAGGAGTTAAAGGACCTGGTTCATTTGCTGCACATACAGCATTACAAGAATATTACGAAGGAATTGTTGATTTAATAGATGGTTTGGTTGAAACTTATCAAGGTAAAAATGGTTTAATCAAATTCCAATCAGTAAATTCAATAGATAACAATTGTGATATTAAAAACATCATTTCTTATTTTGAAAAACTTTGTGTTGCATTGAATAAATTAAGAAAAGATTCAAAATTACAAGATAGTTGGATTCAAAACGACATAGATAACATAGCAAGTTTATTATATTCTACAAAATACAAATTGGTTAATTTACAATAATTTATGATTATTATCAATGTTAAAGGTGGTAATATCGAAGGTGCTTTAAAAGAATACAAAAGAAAAGTTCAGTCTACAAAACAAATCGAAGCACTTAGAGATAGACAAACATTTATTAAACCATCTGTTAAAAAAAGGTTAGAAAAAGAAGAAGCTAAAAGAAAAAACAAATTATTTTAGTATAATTCTTTAGTTTTCTAAAAAATTTACATATATATTATCAAATATCTCATTTTTTATTATGAGATTACAAGACATAGTTGATTAATGAA